AACGCATTCGGGTCTGATGGGCTGCGCTTCTTTCTTACTTTCGATGAAGATGTTAATGTCTGGGACAAGGCGATCTTCATACAGAGGACACACAGCCCATGACTAAGATTAAAATGCTACGCACCATTCCGGTCGCTCCGAACGGCATCAGGGTTGAGGTATGGCATGAAGGCTCGACACATCAGGTGGACGATAATCTTCTGAGCATTTTGATTGACGCTGGCGCGTGTGAGATTGTGACCAAGGCAATGCCTGCTGCACCAGAGAACAAGATGCGCAAGCGCGCAAGGCCAAGGAAGGTTTCAAACAATGACTGAAGCGAACATCAAAGCAATGGCTGAAGCCGCCCTAGACGTAGCGAAGCCGCGCTGGCGTGACATTGAGCGGGCCAAGAAGTCAGATCTTCTGCGCGCGGTTGAGAAGGCCATGAAGGCAACGATGCCTGTGGAGGAAGAGGCCGATGAGGTTTAATCGCAAGTCTGCTTATGTGACGGCCAGCACAGACAGCCCGGCCATCAGCACGGCAGACATGAAGACCTTTCTGCGCGTCGATAATACTGATGACGATGCGGTAATTGCGGCTTACGTTTCGACCGCCACTGAGGCTTGCAAGCAATATCTACGCCTTGCGCTTCTGACCGAGACTTTCGTGATGAAGGCCGATGGCTTCCAATATGCTGGCGCTGATGACCGAATGCTTGCGCTTGGCCCCGGCGTACATACTGGCAGTCGGCCATATATTCTTGGCGGCGGGGAAACCTTTGACGTAGCTTATCCGCCGCTCCAGTCGGTGACCAGCGTTGAGACATTCGACCGCTCCAACAATGTCAGCACGTTCTCAAGCGACAAGTACCAAGTGGACCTGCAAAGCGGGCGTATCTATCTGAACGAAGGCGAGACATGGCCTAGTGATCTGCGAGCGCAGGACGCGGTGAAGATCACCTACGTTGCAGGGTACGGCAGCGGCTCTATCCCTGACCCGATCCTGCAAGCTATTCGTGGCTATGTAGAGCAGCTATATGACGGCTGCGAAGGCATGACCGCAGAGATCAAGCGCCTTCTTAGCTTCTACCGTCGGGGGGATGAACTGGCGTGGTAGCTTGCTGCTCAAAATACAATGCCCGCCAGCTTCGTCAGCGGGTCACCATCCAAAGCAAAACACAAGTGGCTGATGGCATGGGTGGCTTCACAGAAACGTGGAGCGCGGGCGATGACCTGTGGGCTATGTGGCAACCGTCAAATGGCACTGAGCGGGTGCAGGCTATGGGCATAGAGCCGACAGTTTCTGTAAAGGCTGTCATTAGGTTTCGCGGTGATGGCAATGGCGCACCGTATTATAGCGCGGAAGACAGGCTCACCTTCCGTGGCCGCACCTATAATATCAAAGCTATCATCGACGTTGATGGTATGCAGGATTGGCTTGAACTATCTCTTGCAGAGGGGGAGCCGTCCTGATGTCTATGCAAGTTGATATTGAGAGTGACGATTTATTCGCTGACTTAAAGCGTCTTAGCGAGATCAGTCAGCAGGCGGTAATAGACACGATCAATGATGTGGCTATGCAGACGCAGGAAACCTCAGTGCAGGGCATACAGCGCGGGCCAGCGAGCGGCAGAACATATACACGCGGTACAGTCACGCACACGGCTTCAGCGCCCGGTGAATATCCCATGTCAGATACTGGGCGTCTCGCATCCAATGTTATCTTGAACCTAGCAACCGGCAGCAACGCCACCGCATCAGTCGGAACCAATATATCTTATGGGACTTACCTAGAGTTTGGCACATCCAAGATGGCAGCGCGGCCTTGGCTTCTGCCTAGCTTTAAGCAATCGGTCGCAACGATAGGCAAAGAACTTAGGGCTAAATTCGAGGGCGGCGTATGAGTTTCGAGACTGTTGCTCAGGAGATTGTCTTCACCGCATTGAATGGCAACATCAATGCAAATGTATATGATGACGTCCCATATCTTCCTGAAGGAATGCCACGTCAGAACTTCCCCTATGCAGTAATCGGGGACGACACCACAACGCCTTGGGATACTGATGACACTCTTGGCAAAGAGGTGTCTATTACTGTTCATGTGTGGAGCCGAACAGCAGGCTTTAAAGAGACTAAATCTATCCTCGGCGAGGTGTATGATATACTGAACAGGGGAAACCTATCCAAGACTGGCTACAATGTGGTAGACTGCTTGTGTGAGTTTTCAGAAACAATGCGCGACCCTGACGGGGAAACCCGTCATGGAGTGATACGCTTTAAGCTGACCATCCAAAAGGAGTAAACTAATGGCAGGCTTTAATGGACGCGAACTAACGATTGACTGGGACGCTACGACCCTAGTCGGCGTTCGCACTCGCGGCATGACCAACTCAAACGAGATGGTTGATGTCACCACGGATGATGACAGCGGATGGCGCAAGCTACTCGCCACGCCGGGCGTGAAGAATGTAGAGGTATCCTGTTCAGGCATTTCTTCTGACGAAGTTCTTTTGGCTGAGTTCTACGATGCGTCGACGACTGGCGAGACACTGAAGGTTGATCTGCCTTCTTCGCTTGCCAGCCCCGGCAACGTATCCGGAACCTTCCATCTTTCTTCATTTGAAATAAACGGCGAGCATGATGGCGCAGTTGAGTTCTCTGCTACCTTTATGTCTTCCGGTGCTGTCACATACACTGCGTCTGCCGCCTGATGAGGACAACGACGCTTAAACTGGCCGGGTCAGAGATCGAGTGCAGCCTTTCGTGGAAGACCATGAAGAGCATCACTAAAGAGATCGCTGACCCGGTATTCATCGCTCAGGAAGTGCAAAAGCAAATCAAGGCGGATGAAGACGGGAGGGAGTATGAATCAAAGGTGGCGTTCAACACCGACTCCTGCGTGAAGATGATTGCCATCGCGGCAGACATGGATGAGGACGACGTTGGCGATTTGTTCATGGAAGGCGGCGTCGTTTCCGGCCAAGCCGAAGCGGGCAAGTTGCTGGTCGCGCTTTTGGGTGAGGGGGATGAAGGCACTAAAGTGGGAAAGCCCAAGGCTCGGAAGAAATAATCAAGATCGCTTATCAAGCGTGCGTTCTTGAATGGAACATTGCACCTTCCGAGTTCTGGGAAATGTCCACTAGAGAATTTCAGTGGCTACAGGAAGGCCATGAGGACAGACAGCAAAGTTCAAGTGGCAACGGGTTCTCCAATGGAGAATGGCGTAGGGCAAGAGAGCAACACGCTGAAAAGATAAAGGCACGATAAAATGGTTGAGATTAGTGGCGTCCATGTAAAGCTAACAGGCGATTCATCTAATCTCAACTCCGCCTTAGATGACGCTCAAGGCGAACTCAAAGATACTCAAAAAGACGCTCAAGATACTTCTAAAAGCCTGCGCGGAATGGGCAAGGCTTTCCTCGGTGCTGCTGCTGCGGCGGCGGGCATTGTTGGCGTTGGCTCTCTATTCAAAAGCATAGCAAGTGAAGGCGAGAAGTTTGAGACATCAATGCTCAAAATTAACGCCATCATTAAGGCGACAGGTGGCGTTGCTGGGAAGACTGGAGAAGAGCTTCGAGAATCAGCTAGGGCCTTAGCACTTAACACGCTTGAAAGTACTGAAGGTGTACTCGCGGCTCAACAGCGTCTGCTTACCTTCCGCAAAATTACAGGCGATGTTTTTGATAGAACCATTGCGGTGTCCGCAGACTTAGCGGCAGCGATGGGTCAGGATTTGTCCGGCGCATCTGTTATGCTTGGCCGCGCGTTAGAAGACCCGGTGCGAGGCGTCACAGCGCTTACCCGCACAGGCACGGTGTTTACTGACCAGCAAAAGGAAATGATTAAAACGCTTGTTGAGTCAGGCGACTTGCAAAAAGCCCAGACCTTCATTCTCAAAGAACTTGAAGACCAATATGGCGGCACGGCGGTTGCTGCGGCTCAAGGCTATGCTGGTGCGTTGGATACGCTGGGGCAGAGACAGCAAGAATTCCTACTGGCTATCAACGACACACTAGGCGTCACGGATGCTCTCGCTGCGGCGGTAAGAGGGATAGCTAACGTCTTCAAGTTGCTCACCGAAAATATAAAGCGGGTCATCTCATATATTGCAGCCACAGCCATTGCGGCAATGTTTGCATTCCGTGGCGCAATCGTCGCCGGTGCGCTGTCAATTACAAGGCTAATGATTCCAGCCTTAGCGGGTCTTCGCGTCGCACTAATTAGGACAGGTATCGGCGCACTAATTGTAGGTCTTGGTGAACTTATATTTCAAATTACACGCGTTGTTGGGTTCTTCCAAGATTTAATAAAAGCGACCGGCGGCATTGGCGCGGCAATGTCTCTACTAGCCGACGTTATGGTTGAGGAGTTTGAAAGAGCAATTGTATCGCTAAAAATATTTGGATTAGAAGTAAAGAAATTTGGCCTAGAAGTCGAACAAAAAATGGCCCAAGCGTTTGCTGATAAAATGCCAGAAGCAGTGAAGACTGGCGCAAGAGTTATGCTAAAAACATTTGCGGGCCTTAGAGCGGCGGCAGGCGAATTATTTAATTCTATTTTTGACGCAATATCACTTCAAAATTTTGAAGCGCCAGATTTATTAGGGGCTTTTGTTGGAGGCTTCGCAGAACAAATAGAAGGTATGTTTGCTGAAGGCGATCCTGTTACCTCTATTCAGAATTCCATCAGGAACCTAAACAGACAAATAGCAACTTTAGGACGGACCATTGATGGCCCAAATGAAGCGCTTGAAAGAATGAGGGCGCTGCTGGCAACGATTTCCAACGAGACACCAGTCGGTCCAGTGGTTGCAGGTATAGGTGGCGTCGGTACCGGGGGCGCGGGTGAATCAGACCCCTTAGCAGATCGCTTAAAAGCGCTCTCGGAAGCCTTGTATCAGGAAACAGCTACTGAGATGGAACTCTTAGAGGCTAAGCATAAGATGCGGCAGGAACTGCTTGCAGAACAACGCGCTCAAGAAATCTTAGGTTTCCGAGAGCATATTTTGGCAGTGCTTCGAGAGGAAGAGGTCTTTCAAGAAGAGCGCAACAAAATATTACAGCAAGGCGAAGACTTGCGATTAGCCGCAGTCGGCCAGACGTTTGGCGCGATGGCTGGCTTGATGCAAGCGGGCGGGAAAAAGATGCTTGGCATTGCCAAGGTGTTCGGCGCTACAGAAGCGTTAATCAACGCATATCGCGCATTCAATGCAACACTGGCTGATCCACTTTTGCCATGGTACATGAGAATTCCAAAGGCGGTAGCTGTTCTTGGGGCTGGACTTCAAACGGTCAATGCAATCAAAGGCGCAGGTTCTGGCGGGGGCGGGGCTGGAGGCAGCGCTGCATCAGCCAGCGGGGCGGCAGAACCTGCTCCAGTCTCGCGCAACGTGGCTATTTCATTAGCTGGTGGGGACATGTTTGGTCGTGACCAAGTGATAGGGCTTATCAATCAGATTAACGAAGCTGTCGAAGACGGCGCAGTGGTGAGGCTCGCATGACCGTCATTCTTGAAAGCGGGTACTCTCTGCCATCTGGCGATTATCCTTTAACGCACGCTCGCATCGGCCACACGCTCAATTGGCTTGATGGTGGAACGGCAGTCGGGTCAAGCACTGCCACTGGCTTCTTCGCTGACGCGCCTCTGAACACATTGACCTATGAGCGATGGAAGCCATCCAGCGTAACGGCTACGTGGGAGTATAATCACGGCAGTGCGGCTGAGTGTGACTATGCTGCAATCGCCGCTCATACGATGGGGACAAACGGCAATAGCGTTCAGGCGCAGTATTATGATGGCGCTGCGTGGCAAGACCTTTCACCGGTCACGTCTGTCCCGTCCGATGAGCCGATAATGTTCGTGTTTGAGCCGGAGACACGTCAACGCTGGCGCATCAGCATCACTGGCGGCACCGCGCCCGAAATA